ACTCGTAAGTTCCGCGCCCTATGGACGTTGGAAGCTTCACAAGACCTTCGTGCTTACCACAACTTGGACCTAGAGCGTGAATTGACTGAGCTTCTTTCTAAGGAAGTTGCTTTGGAAATCGACCGTGAATTGGTAGAATCAATCCGTAACATCGCTTACGACTTTAATTCTGTCGGTAACCCGATTGGTGGCGGTCTATATGACTACCAAAACCAAGCTAACGCTAACAGCTTCGGCTCTGATGGTGCCCCTACAGGTCAGTTAAACCCTGGCGCTGCTGGTTACGCTGCGGACCCGGCATCTCCTGGTTCATTTACTTATGACCAACCTGCTGGACGTACCGATGCTTCATTGAGTGCGACTGTTGGTGGCTCTAACCCTGGCTCTGACGCTGGTGGTACAATGCCTGGGCGTAGTAGTGGTTCTAACGTATTCTTCTGCGACTTCGGTACGACTGCACTTGGACTTGCTCCTCGTCACGTAGGTGAAGTATACTCCAACTTGATTGGTGTAATTAACTTTGCTTCGCAAGATATCTACAGAACTACCTTACGCGGTGGTGCTAACTGGATTGTCTGTTCTCCTTTCGTCGCTGCTATGCTGCAATCTGCTGCTAAGCTTGAAGGCGGTATTGGAATGGAAAATGCAGGAACGCTAGGTGCAACTATTGAATACAAAGGTAAGTGGATGGGACAATACGACGTTTACGTTGACCCGCTATATCCTGAAGACGAGCTTCTCCTTGGTTACAAGGGCTCTTCTCCGATGGATGCTGGCTTCGTGTACGCTCCGTACATTCCGCTCCAAATGCTTCCAACTATCACGGACCCTAATACCTTCCAGCCAAGAAAAGGTTTGATTACTCGCTACGCGACTGCTCAAATTTCTCCAGCTGCGAGGTTCTACAGAATCATCCGTATTGTTGGCGCAGATAGCCGTTACTTGACTACTCCTTTCATGAAGGCTGGTCGTCTAGGTGGCGCTTACTAATAATCCTTCTAAGGATACTTATAAAGGAAGCCCAGCCGTTTTGGCTGGGCTTCTTCTATATATAATAGTATGAGTGCACAACCCGTCAAACCCAATTTTGCATGGGGTCCTTTTGTCGTCCAGCGAGATGGCGCTGGTAATAATGCAAATAACTTTATAAACCCGTCGGGCGACATCCCCTACGACAGCCTTAACCGGCGTTATTTCTCCGATGACGTCGAGTTTAACCGTTTTTATCTTATTATAAAAGATTGGGTACAAGCTCGCTTAGGTCACCCTGTCGTTAGAGTGGAACTGTCAGATTTCCAAATTTTGACCGCTATAGATGAAGCCATAAGTAAGTTGGATTATCACGCACCTGACTGGTGTACACAGCTTTGCGCATTCCAAACACAAGCTGGATGTAATATGTATGAGTTACCGTCGTTTATGATAAACAACTTTAGATACGCTGCTTATAAGAAATCCTTACTCAGCATCCCTTTAGCGGGACAGTCTTTAGAGATGGACTTCTTTATTAAGTATTTCCAGGATAACTTCTTGTTCCAGGACTTCGCAGTCAGCGATTTCTTGTTGATGAAGATGCATCTAAAATCTATAAGAAAGATTCTAGGGCGTGAAGGGTCTTTCCAAATCGTACAAAATAAATATCTTATGGTATACCCTACTCCCGTAGCTGATGATGCCGAGGATGTTGTGATTGAGTACAAAAGTTTGAATTCAGAAACTCTACACCACTATTTCCTTAACTGGCTTCAAAGATATACCTTAGCAATTTCTAAAGGTATCTTAGGTGAGATTCGAGGTAAGTATGCCACATTACCATCACCTCAAGGAGGAGCTCAACTCAACGGTCCCGCACTTATCGCAGAATCCCAGAGAGAAATAGAACTTCTAGAAAATCAATTGCTTCAAGAAATTGAAGAGCCTGCTGCCTTTACTACTTACTAATGCTTGTATCTGGTCCTCCTTATGGCTATACTTACCCTCCTGCCATTGATGGTACTAGGAAGGTTGAGTTAAACGGTCATCGTATACCTAATGTCTTTGATATTAAGCAACAGATTTTTGAAAGAGAAAATAAAAATTTTCGTAGTTTATCTTTTTATAGAGATACATCTAAAGAACTTCTAGGACTTTTTAGCGATGCTCAAATTTTAGGAGAGGATTTAGAGATTGCCCAAGTCCCTGTATTTTACGCAAACCCAGAAAGAGCTATTGCTAAGTTATTTAAAACAAGGAACTTAACGTTACCAGTTATAACCCTCGCCATTAGTGATACAGAGCAAGCCGTAGACCGACGCCGACCTAATTATGATATTGAATATTGGACCGTAAAAGACCATAAAAGAAATAGGTTTACTCGTNTAGCATCCTTAGCGCCAATAGCGGTAAATGTATCTTACCAACTACATTTATGGTCGCGGTATGTCGAGGATATGAATCAGCTTCTAGAATATGTAATGCAGAAGTTCCGACCCCATCTAAGGGTAGAGACGAACTTTATGATAGATGCTTGTGCGTTTATTACCTCGGTAGGAGATAACTCCACACTGACCGTAGGGGACAGAGAGGATAGAATAATTAAAAAAACTATTACCTTTAATGTTGAAACATACATGCCCACTCGTCAGTACATGATTCAGTCTAATGGAGAGATTAAAGAGATGAACTACGAGACTACGTTAGACGCCGACATACCGTTTAGTACGAGCGGAGGACCTCCAACACAAAATGCTGAGGAAACCTTAGTTGTGTACCCACCCTCAGGTCCTGCCTTCCCCGGACCTACGTAGACAGCAAAATTAGGTAAATATATACGTTTTCGAAGTTCTAGCACTCTAAATAATAATAGAGGAAGTACAAATGGTCACTAAAAGTAAAATCATCACTAATGTAGCAGGGCAAGACTTGGAAATAATTCTAAAGTCAGGACGTCTCTTTGAGCACATCTGTCTAACGCCAGGGAAATCTATATCTGTTCCAGAAAAATCCCTAACCCCAACAGTGTTAGAGCTTTACAAAAGACAACTTCTTCATATAATTTAAGGTAAAAAATGGCAAATCTCGTTTCCCCAGGTGTATACACAATTGAAAAGGACGTCTCTGACTTCGCTCCTTCAGTTAACCCGTCTATTGTTGGCTTAGTAGGTTTCGCGTCACGCGGTCCTGTTAACAAACCAACACTACTCACTTCTCCAGCAGACTTAATCCGTACTTTTGGTACTCCCGATTTGGTTACTGGAGGTCAAGGTATCTTTGGCGCCTTGCAAGTTCTTCAAAAAACTAATCAAGTTTACTATGTAAGAGCTGCAACCACAGACGCTAAAGCATCTAATAATGTTTTTTCATTAGCTAGTGCTCCTCACGCTGCCTTAAATGTTAGCGCGATGAACCCTGACTATGTCTATCGTTTCGATATGCAAGCATTTGACAAGGCAGGCTCTCAACTAGGTAACGAAACATCAGTCTACGCTTATCGTGAACGCCCTTATGTTTCCGGTACCGCAGGTGGGTCTATTTACCCAACGACGCCATTCGCTAACTGGGGTCCTACGGACTGGCATAATGCTGTTATAGCAGGCTTCGGACAAGCGTTCGATGTGAATAACGGACAGCTACAATACATCCCTAGCGGCTACGCAGCAACTAGTGGTATGGTGGTAGGTAGAGAAGCAGGCGGTACAACCACGAACGCAGCCTCCTTTACCGCAAAGACTTACTTCGCATCTGGTGTTACTTACACAGGAAATTACTTATCAGCCACTCCAATCGATATCAATGATTTAACATTCATCAGAGCGGAGACGGTTAGCACTGCCGGTCACGGCGCATCAGGGTACACCCACGTTTGGAACGGTGTAGCAGGTCCGGAAGATAACTTCTTGGGCGGTACGAGCGCAGGCGCTAAAGTTACGGCAGCCTCATCTACCATGACGCTAAACGCCAACGCTCCTAGTGGCGCTACACTACTTGTATCTGGTAGCCAAGGAGGTTACCAACTAGCATCTCTTTACCCGGGCTTAGGGTATAACTACTCTGCAATTAACTATACCGCAGGTCTTCAATACAGAGGATTACGGTATGTTGTAAACCAAACGAATAACGATGGTAGATTCGATGTATTAGTACAGTCGGATGGAGGTACAGAAGAGTCTTACACTATGTCAATGACGAAACCAGGCAACTCGGTCTCGGCAACCAGCCTATACCCTGAGGATGTTCTTACCCGTGGACTAGACAACTCTGTATCTGATTACGTAAAAGGTAACTTCTTCACCCTGGATAGCACCACATTTTCGACAGGAGTAAATCCTGCTTCTACCGCCTTCTCTGCGACCGTGTCCGGAGTAGGTCCTTTTGCAGTCCCTACAACCTTTGGAGGTTCAATGACTGCTGAAACCCCTTGGACAGGTGGCACGTACGGCTCCTCTGGATTTACTCCTGAGAACGCTGCATACGCTGCACTCGGTACTACTTGGAGATGTATTACTTTAGAAGACACTACTCTAGATTCTAAAGGCGGTGTTAATGGTGATGCTGGAAGTTACGGAGGTAACATGACCAACGCCAACGTAACCAATGCTTTAGTTGGTACTACAGGCGCTAAAACAGGAGTCTACGCTCTAGACAGCGAAGATACTCCAGTAACTATCGCAGCTGTTCCAGGTGTTTCACAGCAAAGCGTTCAAAACGCACTTATAACTTTAGCGGAAAATACTCAAAACTTCTTAGCGGTTGTTTCCCCTCCTGTAGGATTTGGAAACGCCCAACAAGCTATTGAGTGGTCCAACGGTAACGCAGATGGCAGAACTGCTGCTATTAACAGTAGTTACGCAGCTGTATATTGGCCGTGGGTAAAACAATTCGACGCTTACACAGGCGCCGATAGATGGTACGACCCATCGATTTACGCCATCGGGCAAATGTGCTTCACTGACGAAGTAGCAGACCCATGGTTTGCTCCCGCAGGGCTTAGCCGTGGTCGTTTAACTCAACCAATTGATGTTGAGGTTAAATTAAACCAAGGTGACAGAGACGCACTTTATGGTCCAGGTAATATTGTAAATCCAATAACTAAGTTTAACACTGATGGTATTGTTATCTACGGTCAAAGAACTGGTCAAAGAGCTCCAACCGCTTTAGACCGTATTAACGTTCGTCGCTTGATGATTTTCCTACGTCGCATGGTTCTACAGTCAACCCGTCGATTCGTCTTCGAGCCTAACGACCCGGTAACTTGGGAAGCTGTACGAAGCGTGATTAACCCTGCTTTAGCAGATATCCAACAAAGAAGAGGCATTACAGCATTCCAAACTGTGTGTGATTCTACAACTAACACCCCGCTCCGAGTTGACCGCAACGAACTCTGGTGCAAGATTATTCTTAAGCCTACTAAGACCGCTGAAATCTTAGTATTCGAACTAAACTTGACAAATCAATCAGCTAGTGTATAACACTATATAATACTGAGGTAAAAAATTAAATGGCAGACGGCAAATACTACGTAGAACGAGCAGCAGAGTTAATCGCTGATTCTCCTCGTCTATCCCACGCTCTGGAATCTTTCCGTGCGTACGCATGGGAAATCCACATTCCTAGATTCGCAGGTGCGCTAAGCAACGTCCCTGGCATGAATGACCAATCAAGGTTAACTTTAGCTGCTAAACAGGTTACACAACCTGGGTTCACTGTCGAAGATATTGAAGTTCATCGTGTTAACGAGAAGTTCTTCTATCCAGGCAAGCCGAGCCCTGATGACATCACAGTAACTTTTGATAACCTCATCAAAGGCGATGTAGCAGATGCTCTGTTCGCATGGATGAGAAGTGTTTATGACCCTGTATATGGAATCCATTACGCAGGTCTAGGAAACGGAACAAGTGATGTAAACCAAAGCCCTGAAGGTCTGGCTGGCATTACTGAAGCTCCTATCTTTAAACGCACTGTTACCATTTGGCAACTAGACGCTCACCGTAACCCAATTACTCACGTAAACCTTTACGGTTGTTACCCGAAAGGTTGGAAGTTAGGTGAATTTAACTACTCTACTAACGACTTCCATACTATTGAGATGACTCTACGGTACGACTTCGCTGTCCAGTTTACTGAGACATCTGATATCGATTCTGTAATGTCTCCGGTAGCTGTTTAATATTAATTAATTTTTTAGGCTTCTCTGGTAAATAATACTAGGGAAGCCTACTTTAATATAACATGGGAAACTTTAATATCAGCCATTTCGAATCTTTTTTGAACGCATACCACGAGTCTGGAGGGACTTTGGTAGAGGGGAAACTCACACAGGACACAAAGAATATTGTGAAGATGTTGGCTAACTTTGCACCTAACGCGCTGCCAGCAGGTGTTCTGAAACCCGAAGTAATTCAAACCAAGAAAAGTGCTGATGGGAAAGAAGTGAAAGGGGGTGAGGAAGCTGGTAACAAGTCATTAGAAAGTAAAGGGCAGACAGCTTATGAGTACGCAGGAGGTCCTGCAGGACAACCTATACAGATGGTTGCCTATAGAAGTGCCGGCTGGAATCCGATGTCAGGAGCCATACGATTTACCAAACCAGAATACGACGCGATGCTCGCTGAGTATGAGGCTTCTAAAGATGTATTAGCTACGGAGAAACCCGATGGGGGAGACGACGCTGATACTGGCGAGCTAGGTCCCCCTCCCCTGGATATGAACGCCCCTGCTGCAGACCAGGAAGCCGCCAAACCATGGCTTGAAAAACAAACCGTTCTGGCAATAAAAGCACAGACCAAATCCTTGAAAGCAATGGGAATGGAGGGACCGGATATCCAAAAATGGGTCAAAGCCAACCAGCGTCAGATGAGAGGGCTAGGCGCTCGCACACTGTTGTTTAAAGCAGCAAGCGAAGCTTTTGGGTATAGAGACGCTACCCCAACTGAACTAGAGCAAGCAGCTAAAGACTTAACCGAGGCTCAAAACAGAGCTATGGGTCTTTCGTACCAATTAAAAAATAAAATGCTAACTTGCGACACTCTTCCAGAGGCTGACCGCGATTTCTTAATGAATTGCATGAGACTTCGTGGAACAGGAGAAAGCCAAGGAGTTTATATGAAAGGAGGGGGAGACTGCGGAGGGGAACTCGGTTCTATTGGAGGCGACCAACTTACAAGTGGTGGTGATGTATACGGGCTAAAGCTAGGAACCCAAAACTCTCCTATTTACCAGCAGATGAACGGACTGGACGAGATGACGTGTAAAGTGGGGGTAAATGATAAGGGCGAACCTATTGAGAAATCCTTAGTCCCACGAGGAAGATTGGCATCAGCTGCCGCTAACCAATTCAATGCTATCAACGGAGAGATGAACGAGTATTACGCAGACCTCGCTCACATCTTGTTTGTGCAAAAAGACCCTAAGAAATTTAAAAAAGTTTACCAAGAAATGGTATCCAACATGGGGAAGAAGCACAACCTCAAATTATTCCTAGAAGTAGCTAAAGGAAAGGCAGCTGGGGATATAGACCAACTCGAAGTCGCAAGTTTAGCGGAAGAGGGTTCCGTACAACTAGTGGATGATATTGCAGCCGAGTATGGAGAAACACCCGATGAAAAGAAAGCTTTAGCTTGGCTTGTAGCGCGAAACTTAAGTAACTGGAAAAATGTAGTAAACAACCTCCCGGCTGGGTTTGAGTATACTAAAGTAGGTGATGCTGGTGCAGGTATCATGAGAACCGAGGAAGGTCAAGCCGTTAGTGTAAACGCAGATATTGAAGCTGACTGCCCGAAAGGAGATGCTGGCGGAACGTACTCTCGTTTAACTGTCAATAAAAAATATGATATGCAGGGAACTAGGCAAAATGAAAACCCCGCTTGTTTCCGCGCAAGCGTTAAGGATGATGCTCACGGTAAGTGGATAGACGCTGGTAAAAGAAGTTTAGGGAAGCTTAGAGCATTAGAAAACGAAGAGGTTAATGAAGTACGTGATAAGCAATCTGAGTTTATTGAACACATAGCAAAGGCTGATGGGATTGAACTTGCCCCTGATTGGCGTCAAAAAGCAGAGGATTACCGTCGAGAAGAGGTAGAGTACGTTGACGATATGTTAGCCACCGTTTCACAGCTCCCACTAGGTGCTCTGAAGGATGAAGCTTCTATGGCAAAATCTAAGGTGCCGTTTGAAAAGCTACAACGTTACGAAGTCTTTTACGATAGAATGGAAGCTTATAATAAAGAAAAGGACCCCCAAAAGAAAGCAAGATTGAAGGCTGAGCTAACTACCGCTCTTACGCAAGGGTACCGTTCCAAGAATAAAAATAACGAAGGAATGCGTCATAACATGGCTATTGAAGCGGCTATTACAGGGATGTCCACAGAAAGGGAAGCTTTTATCCTCACGGGAAGTAGAGGTACTTACATGGGAATGGAGTCCGATGTAGCTGGAGCTGCTATCGCCCAAATTATTGGGGGTGCCGAGATGAAGTTTACAACTACCAAAACCAAGTTTATGGTAGACGGCAGAGAGATTTGCAATGTTTCCCTTCGCCGCAAGGACGCAACAGCTTCTCAGTTCTTTGTTATAAACAAAGAGTTTGCCCGCGAGAACCTCAGGTTGATGGGCGAAGAAGAAATTAAGAAAGAGTCTGCCTTAAGCGCCGAAGACTTCGTCGGGCAGCTTCAGAAACTCATTCAACGGATAGATGAAGTAAGTGTTGTTAAGCACTAGCTCCGGCTTTACCGCGTAAGACTTAGAAACGATTACCATAGCCATTCTCCTAGTTTTCTGGTAGATTACCATCCACTCCTTCTTACCTGCCTTAGCGTCGCTCTGTGCTTGTTTGATGAAAGAGAAAAAATCACTTTTTCTTTTAAACAAGTCGTCAATCTGCACGTCATACCCGTTCTTACATTCTACGACAAAGGGAAATCCGGAAGGAGTAATTAAATCACCTTGAATTTTAAGGTAATCAGGTAACCCTTGATGGGTAGTAGCAAAGGCTCCTGACCCCGGGGTCCGGTTAAATTCCTTGGTGTTTAGACGCTCGTTGAGTATCTTAGCAATCTTCCTTTCGAAATTACTGCCTTTGCGTTTGCTGTTGACGCGCTTCTTTTTGGAGAATTCTCCAAAACCTAAAAGAGATTCGATATTTTTTGACATGGTATACTATAATGATTTTATGAAAGCCGATAAAGGAAAAATTACTTTCGACGTGAACGGCGAAACCTTTGGTAAATTTAAACTACGAGAAGGAACTAAAAGAATGAAATTATACATTAAATTAAACAGTGAGGAAACCCAGCAATGGGAAACTCTTCGTAATGCCCTTAGTGGCGGACAAATGAGCAATGATACGCTTGCGCGTGTTATGTTTTTTAAAGGAATCCACACTATCACCCAAGAACTTAATGAGCGAGTGGAAAACATGAGCGATAAGGAAAAGGAAGAAATTATGGCTAAGATGAGTGCCCAAGACGTCGATGATGCGATGTCTTTAGCTGAAGGTGAATTCGCAGGAGAAGACCAAGATGAGAACACTTCAAAAGATAACAACTGAGAAGGAGTTAAATGAAGTGTTGAAGCACCGCAAAGACAAAAGTTTTTCAGTGCTGTACCACTCTCTATGGGACGACCGTTGCCTGGCGATTGTAAAGTTAGCTGAGGAATGGCAAAAGAAAGAGGGTAACGAAACCGTTTACCTAGTAAACAGCTGGGACCTTCCTGCGTCGTTTGCTTCTTTTTCAATTTCAAATGCCCCGTCTTTAGTTCATCTATCTAACCGGAGAATTAAAGTAGATGTTGAGTACCCAACTCTCTATAATTATTTTACGGATGCGCGTCGGGGGAATCGTCCAAAAAGGACTTAATCTTCCTATCACGATACTCAGCAATCTTCTCCTGATATTTTCTATTTTTAGTGTATATAAGCTTTAGATTGTTGACTATAACAGTAGTGAAGTAGTTGAAAGCCGAGCCCTTTTCTCGGGTAAAGTTTTTAAGTACTTTTAAACACAGAACGAAACATTCTTGTTTAGCATCATCAAACTCAACTTTAAACTTAAAGGATATAAGAATACTTGTTATTAATAAATCTAATGATTTCATTAACTCATCTTCATAACCCTCTTTATCTTCTAGGTAGTTAAAAATGGTCTCTTCAAACTCTTTGTTATTAATATAATGTTTCTTCTTTTTACGTTTCGCCATAACTCATAATAGACAATGGATTTAGAAAAATTACTTGAAAATTTCGATAAAGATGAAAAATCTAAAGATTATTCAGCAACTAACGTTGGTGATGAAAAGATTGTTTTTATCACTACATGCCAATATAGAGAGCGAGGAAGTCTTTACGATTTCTCGGACCATGAGTATGCTGCTATCTCTACATTACTAGAGAAGACAGGTGTCCCTGCCGGAGGGTACCAATTCATTCCCGCTATTAGAGAACCTAATACCGTAGAAGATGACCTTACCACCGAAGACTACAAGGCGCACAGACCTTTTTTGTATGACGACTTAGAGCAGATTAAACCTACTCTAATTATTCCTTTAGGAAATGTAGCCTTAAAAACTTTGCTTAAGAAGTCCGGTTTATTTAACAAGAGAGGCAAGGAGTTTGTATACGAAGGTTGTCCTGTAGTACCTACGTATAGCTCAGACTTAGTATTTTTAGAACCAAAGTTACGCAAACTGTTTGTTCAGGATGTCGATAACGCTTACGATAAGTTTATTCTCAACAAAAATAAATTCGACGGTACTGGGTATGTGTTATGTAAAACCATAGAAGAGTTTAATGAGCAGATGGATTTAGCTGAACAACACTCCTTCCTTGGCGCAGACATTGAAACGACGGGGTTGGATTTTAAGAAGGACGAGATATCTACCATCGCATTTTCCTATGGTGAGAGTAGCGCTTTTACCATACCAATCAATCATCGAGAAAGCCCGTTCGATGATGTAGACAAAGAAATCATCAAACAAAGATTGACTGATTTAATGGCAAACAAAAACATCGAGAAAATTTTTCATAACTGCCAATTTGATATTAAATTCATGAAGACCTATGGGATAAATGAATTCATCAATATTGGAGATACGAAAATTATGCACTCGCTACTCGATGAAAATCTTCCTCACGGTCTAATGGATTTAGTGAAGGAGTACTTCCCTCAAGAATTGGAGAAATTTTAAAATGATTACTGTAGAATATGTTTGGTTAGACGGGGCAGACGACATGCCTCAACTTCGCTCAAAAACCCGTGTTTTTGAAAAACAACACGCTCTCTCTGAGCTTCCGGAATGGTCGTTCGACGGAGGAAGCACGTACCAAGGTTGTGTAGGTGACTCTGACAGAACCCTCAAACCTGTACGCCTATACAAAGACCCTTTTAGCGAAGGTAATTATATGGTTTTGTGTGAGGTTATGAATCCTGAAGGCGGAGCACACACTACAAACACTCGCGCACGTTTAGCCGAAATGGTAGAGGACAACGAGAGTATGTGGTTTGGTTTTGAGCAGGAGTATACGTTGACTGACCCTATGATGCAACCTCTTGTACCGGAAGACGTTACACAAGGTAATTTCTATTGCGGGGTAGGCGCAGGCAATGTAATCGGAAGACTTGTCGCCGATGAACATTTACATAACTGTTACAAAGCAGGAATCACATTGTTTGGAACCAATGCTGAAGTAATGATTTCACAATGGGAGTACCAAACCACCCCCAACGGCGCTTTGAAAGCTAGTGATGATTTATGGATGTCTCGTTACATTGCCCAAAAAGGAAGCGAGAAGTTTAATATGCGCGTCTCTTACCACCCTAAGATTTATGCTAAGCTTAATGGAGCCGGGTGCCATGTTAACGTCTCCACTACGGAATCCCGCGAAGACTTCTCATCAGAGCTTCGTAACAAGTATATGGACAGGTTAGAAAAATCCCATAAAAAGCATATCGAAGACTACGGCACAGGCAACGAGCTTAGGTTAACAGGCGACCACGAAACATCTGACATAGACGAGTTTTCTTGGGGCGTAGGAGACCGGAGCGTTAGTGTACGGATTCCAGCACACGTAGAACGAGAGGGTAAAGGGTACTTTGAGGACCGCCGCCCGGCGGCTACCTGCGACCCATACGTCGTAACAGCACGTCTCATTAAAACGTTGTCGTAATGTTACGCCCGGGACTTCCCCCTGATTTAATAAATCAAGCAATTGGTGCTTTAAAAGAGTATGAAGCTGCTATTATGAAAGCAGGGGAAGCAACCCAAACTGACTATAAGGCTAACGTACATTACGTTAATATAATTTTCGAGATAGAACATCTAATACAAGACTTAAAGAATGCTAACAGTAACTGATGGAGGAACACATGATTGGGCAAATATGCCACTGGATGAAATGGCACTGGGAAATGCTATGGATGCGGATTTCACTTTACGTGCCCATACACAAATGGCTAAAGAAATGAAGAAGAAAGGAGTAGACCACGTCTATTCCAAACTTCTTAAGCAGATTCTAGTTGTCGCTTCCGACATAGAGCACCGTGGAATTCTTGTAGACCAAAACTGCGTAACCAATTTCGATGTAATCCTCCAGAAGGAAGTCGAAGAACTTTACACCAAGTTATCAGACTTGTCCGTTATTGACGACGTGAACCCCAACTCCAATGCGGATATGGGTTTACTCCTCTTTACTAAGGAAGGTTTTGGTTTGAGAGCCACGGAGTTTTCCAAAAAAACCAAAGCTCCGTCAATTACTGAAGCTCACCTAAAGGCTGTAGCCGTGACTGCGACTGGGGATGCAAAGGAATATATTGAACTTCTTTTAAAATATAAGGGTCGTATGAAACAGCATAAGACCTACGTGAAGGGGGTAGAGAAAGCAGTAGCTTATAACGAGGACGGTCGCGTATACTCCAGCTACAATTTTGGTAATGTAGTGACTGGTCGACTAAGCTGTTCGACCTATTCGGTAGGTCCTAAACACCGTAAAGGTATTTCGTTCCACACGTTACCGCGCCCCGACGATAGCGACGCAGTCAATCTCCGTAGTATGATGACCGCCGACGACGATAAAGTATTCGTCGCGGCTGACTTCTCCCAAGCGGAGTTGAGAGTTCTCGCGCAGTGCTGTAAGGATAAAAACCTTATTGAGGCGTTTAACTCAGGACAGGACTTGCATAGATTTACAGCTTCTTTAGTGTTCGGAAAAGACCCTAAGGAAGTTACCAAGCAAGAAAGACAGATTGCCAAAAGCGTCAGTTTCCTTATCGTATACGGAGGTGGTCCTAATAAGCTCTCGGAACAGATAGGTAAGTCGGTGGGATACTGTAAGAATATCTTCAAAGCATACCAAGACTCTTTCCCTAAAGTTTTTAACTGGATTGAGTACGTACATAAGTTTGTGAAGAAAAATGAGTATGCTGTAAGTATTTTTGGGCGTCGGAGACACCTACCAAACGTGAAGAGTCCAAACCGGAAGTACCAGTACCGTGCTTTGCGACAGGGAATGAACTTTGTTATCCAAAGCTCCGCTTCTGATTTAATGCTTCATTCAATCCTACGCCTTCAAAAGTACCTGACAGCCACAGGACTAGACGCTCAGATTCTAGCTACGGTTCATGACTCGGTTGAGTTGCAATGTTCCAAAAAAGATTTAAAGAAAACTGTTGAGCTTATGCGTTACGTCCTTGAAAGCACAGACGATTTTAAAGATTTGTACGGCTTGGATTTTGTCGTACCTTTTTCTGTGGATGTAGAGGCAGGTCACTCCTTTGGAGATATGATAGATGCCGAGTTCGATAACAGTGGACATCTACTAAATAAATCCGAAATTATAGATTATGTCGAAACCAGCTAAAGTTGTTATTCTCACGGACTTACATCTCCGTGCTGACTATTTCCCTGGGTTCCTCGATGCGCAAGTGGAGACTCTTCTCCACTTAGCTAATCGTAAACCTTGTTCCCATGTCGTTATTAATGGCGACGTGTTTGAGCGTAGAAACCCTAGAAGCGAGGAACTTCTCGCTTTCGGTTACTTGTTAGATAATATTGACTGTAAAAATATTATTGTGAACAGAGGTAACCACGACACTCTACGTAAGGACGGAACTTCGGATACCATCCTCTCCCTCTTCTCAGAGAAAGCCCGCATTGTTAAGGACACTGAGACCATTAGGATTGGGACAGTAGACTTTGATTTTATCCCCCACTACGAGGACGAAGACAGAATCATTGCTGACCTTAAGAAGACCAAGAACCCTGTGTTCGGTCACTTCGGTTTTGATGGATGTGTGTCTAACGGGGCTTATGCGTATGAAGCCCGTGTAAAGAGATGGCACTTTAAGAAGAAGCCTTTCGCTTTTCTCGGACATATCCACAAACCTAAAATCTATGACAACGTTGTTATTTTGGGTACAGCCTACTCTAATACTTTTGGAGAAGCTAACGCACAAAAATTTGTGCACGAATTAGTAATCCGAGACCAAGAGATAGAACTTATTAAAAAACCTATCGGTAGAGGTATTAAACATATCGTAGGAACCATTGACGAGATTCCTGAACTTGATAAGAAGCACAACTTCAAAGACTTCTACACCATCTTACGCGTGAAGATGGACAAGTTAGATTCTTACACTGAGCAACGGTTGAAGGAGGAGATATTCGCAGAGTACCCAATCCAAAGCTTAGAGCTTGTATTCGAAGACGTACTTCCTAAGTTCGAATCCGGTTACATACCTAAGAACCGTATTTTCAGCCTCGACGATAAGGTAATAGATGAATACATTAACGCTAGTGACTCAGTCTTTAGTAAGAAAGAGTTGATGGCAGGTTTAAAGGAGGTTAAAGATGCAGTTAAATAAGTTAGAGATATATAATTTTCTTTCTGTAAAGGAAGCTGTGGTTAACTTCGATTCATACGGCAATCTTGTCCGCATCATAGGTAAGAACTACGACACTAAACCTACAGGTTCTAACGGTGCAGGTAAGAGTACTATTATCGAAGCTGTTATGTTTGCGCTGTTTGGTAAGACCATACGAAAGACAAACGACAAGAGTTTAAAGAATTACCACACCAAAGGCAAATGCCGTGTAGTCCTAACCGTTAACAAGGACACAGTAATTGAGAGGATTAAGAAAGCTCCTATGCTGTCAGTCACTGTAGGAGAAGAGAACTGCACGCAGGAATCCATACAAGCTACTCAAAAGTACCTTGAGCAGATTCTGAACATTAACCATAATGTTTTTCTGGCGTCTATCGTGTTTGGTCAATCCAACGGTACTGATTTCCTAACCGCGAGTGCTGAAGAGAAGAGAGCAATCATTCAAAACTTTCTTTCGGTGGGAGACCTCTTTAAGAACCGGTCAACCATTAAGTCTCTTAAGTCCAAGTACTTAGGGGATAAGAAGGTTAACCTTACCCTTTTAGCTAATGGCTCGAATAAGGTTGATAAGATAACTGCCAAGCTAACGAAGCTCCGTGGGTTAAAGAAAAAATCTAAGGCTTACTTTACTTCTGAAAAGTATAAATTTATTTTTGGTAAAAGCCTTACAGAAATACAAGAACAGGAACGTGCTTACCACGAAAAGGATTTAGA